AGAAATAAGATTATTTCAAATTGTATAAACGGGAATATATAAAAAAGGCCGCAATTAAGCGGCCTTTTTTTAATGCCAACTATTAAGGCGCGGCAACTGGAATAATATCATTATCAATTTCAAGTTGAATTGAACCAGATTCAATATTATCAACACTACCTATATTATCGGTAAAGCTCATAACTTGCGCTGTGAAATAATCAATTGCACCGTTTTGCTTTGTAACAGCAATTGAGAAGCTATCATCTGAATCAACAGCAGCTTTTGCCGCAATTTGACCATCATCAGCTTCATCAATTGCAAGCTGCAATGTAATTGAACCGTTATTGTAAGAGCCTTTTTTCTTTACTGTTTTACGGTCTGCTAATGGGTTATGTGTAACAAGGTTGTACACTTTGCCATATTCACCAGCATCAGTAACTTCACCGATTAAATCAAAAGAAACCGCACCAAAACCAGCGGCATCATATGTTGCTGGCGCTGCACCAATTCCAATTGTAGTACCTGCTGAAGTTCTACTTGACATAATTTAAACACCTTCTTTTAACGTTAAAAAATAATCATCCAGTCAAAAATATAGCACACGCTACATTAATTTATAATACTGTATTGAATGCTTAAGGCATAAACAAAATGATCTCTTTCGGGATCTAATCTGTTTAAATATGAATTCTTCATTCTTACGCTTTGGTTATTTCTAGTAAGCGTTGTTCCTTTCTTAAATCCTGATTGAAAATACTCTGAAGTTTTCAATGCTAACCACTTTGAACCCTCAAATATTTTAGGAATATAAATATTTATTTGATAAATTCCAAATTGAATATCTTTTGAATTATCGCTTAATCCAATTGAATCATCTTTACCAAATAAAACAAATTCCCTTAAATATGTTTCATCTGGCTTTGTTTCATATTCTTCACCATCAGGAACAAGTTTTAATGAATTTGCAACTGCAATTGATTTTGCATGGTCAAAAAGCGCTTTTGACAAATCAAACTTGTTAATCATTTAATTGTTCTCGCAATTTTATCAACCACTCTAGGCCATTCAGCCGCGCTTATTCTTATCATACCCATCGGAGCCATTTTTTTAGAATGCCCAAATTCCAAGCGCCTAGCATAGGGTAATGAATTGGTAAAAAATAAATTATCACCTATTTCAAATGATGCGCTTAATTCAAGTGCTTCTTTAAATCTTACACCGCCTTTTTCACCAAAGGCTTTTTTTGCAACTGCTGTTGTTGTTCTTATTTCTGGTGAATTCAAGCCAGAAAACCAGTTGTTTCTAAATAAACCAGTGGCAACGGGTGAACGCTCTATAACTAAGGCGGCAATATAAACAAATGATTCTTGTGCTATTAAGCGCATTCTTTCATTGTTTCTTCTTGCTATTCTTGCCCATTGATTCATGTTTATTTTCTAAGGTGCAAAAGATTTCTTATTACTATTCCAGTAGGTGATTCTAGCGGCCTGATTGCTTCTACACGCCAAGTTTTAGATCCAACCGTTGTAATCATTCCAATTTGCGGATCTTCTTCACCATCAAACAAACACCAACCATCACCATTAATTATTAAATCACCATCAACTTCATGTGATTTGAAATTAATTATCGGTGTAATAGTTCCAACAATAATAACATCAGGCACATCAGGCGTTTCATTACCTTCTGAATCATATCCGCCCTTTTGCCCCTCTTTTACTAATGAACCAGATGAACCAAACTTTTTAATTATTTTGCTGGCTCTTTTTGACGCTGAATCATAATCAAACATGGTTAACCTTAAAGAAAATCAACGCTTGCAACTTTGTCATTAATGGAAGCTAAACAACCACCTGAAAGCATGTTTGCAGTTGTTCCATATGTTGTGTTGTCAATGTTGTTTTTCAGTGTTACGGGGTTTGAATAAGTGGTTTCAAATACATCAAGCTTTTCTTTTGTGACAAAGCCGCGTATTTCAGGATCGAGCATTCCAACAAAGTGCGCTGAAAGCATAAGCTCAATTTGTTTGAGCTTAGCTTCATCACCGCCTATACATTCAGACTTTGAATTGATGATCGTATTTGCGCCATCAATCCAAACCTGAACAACTGAATCATCAAGGCTAGTTGAAACTATCGCCTTAACTTCTGTCGGTGTTACCCTTGACATTATCCAGCCTTAGAAGCCGTTTCAAGCTGCTTTTTAAGCTCTTCAACTTCAGCTTCAAGTTCAGTAATTCGCGCTTCAGCGGCTTTTAGCTTTTTAACTTCAGCAGCAGTTGCCTTAACTTCACCACCAGCAGAATATTCAGAAGCTAATACAACCTTACCAACTAGGTTTTTTGCTTGCTTTTCTGTTAGATCGATTTTATCGCCAATCTTGTGATTTAGCGTGTGATTTTTAACAACAACAAACTTCTGTGTTTTTTCTTTAGTCATAATACTCACCAGTTAAATAAATAGGTTGCGCTTTCACCCAAAAAGCCGCAATTAAGCGGCTTGTTGGGGTTAATTTGTCGTATGGGATGGCTTAACCACGCCTAGCCCGTTTTATACTTATGGTACGGTAGCGTGAAGAATTCCCGTATTACCGTTAGAATCAACTTTGATTACCTGAACCATTGCCGCGTAGGTTGTCATGTTCTGTTTAGCCATTGGATTGGTTTTAACATGTGGAACAGTGACAATATCAGATGCAACGCCTAGCTGAATTGTGCGCTCAGTCATTTCAACAAAAACAACTTCACTATCATCAAGCTCTTCACCAAATTTAACATCACGAATTTCAGGGATTTCTTTAATTCGATTTGAAACGGTTTTTGATGGAAAGCCGCTTACATAGTCGCGATCCATTGCGCTTTTGAAGTTTTTAGGGAAATACATCACCACTGAATCAAGTTCTACACCGCCTTGATTGGCGAACATTGAACCGATTGCAGCAATAACTTCATTCACAATAAGATCGTTATTTGAAGTATTAGACCAATCACTGATATTGATTGTGCCGCGATCAGGGTGGTTTGTGTAACCGTAAATTGTTTGAAGCGAGCCGTTAAAGTTAACTTTGATTTTTTCGTTGCCTTTAAACAAAGTGCGCTCTAATCGCTCAGCAACCTTACGCATACTTTCTTTTAAGCCAGCCGATGTTTTGTAAGCAAAACCTTGCTGTCTCCAAGGCACACCAAATGTTTTGTGTGTAATTGGATTTGGAACATAAATTTCGGAAAATACAGTGTCATCATTGTCATAACCTGAAGGGTTTTGTTCCTGTTCAGCATCAGTAAATTCATTGATGTTTTCAGTACCAATAATTTGATCTTCAATGCTTACAGGGAAAGTCAAACCAGCGGCTTGCAAGTCTGCAATACCGTTTAACTTTCTGCGCTTCACTTCTGTGATCATTTCCTGAATAATCAGAAAATCTTCATGGCGCAAAGTGCTTGCGTTGGTATAAAGCGCGTTTTTAGTGACTTCTGCAACTGAAGAATTACGGGCAATAATACCGCCCTTTTCATCAACAATTACATACTTATTAAGCCCATTTTGCACAAATACTTGTTCATGTGTTTGTGCGTATTGCTGCCATGAATTTGTAGCCATTGCAATATTTGCGGCATGTTCAGCGCGTGAAGCGCCCATTGCTGTCAAAGCAAGAGCCGTTGCAACCATTTTTTTGTTCATCATTGTTTTGTACCTTACAAAAAAAGATTAATTAACGTGCTACTTAAGCAACACGCGCTGAAATACGAACAGAAGTAGCGCCACCAGAATTGTCAACTGCTACCATTGCATAAGCAACCGTTGAATTTCTTGAAGTGTCTGCTGTTGCTGCTGAACTCGTAACTTTTCGTAAAGTACCATCGCCAGCGGATTCAAGCGGATCTCCATCAGCAATTGCAGTTGCACCAGCGGCAACCAAAGCATTAACCTCCTGCCCTGAATGATACGCGCCATAAATTACGGTTTCACCATTTTCATAGGCTGTGTCAATATCACCGCCAATAGCCATATTTGGCAACGCGAAAAGCTTTTGTGCTGTTCCTGCTGCTGTTGAATGCTTCACAACAGTTCCAGCACTTTCTTCAACCAAGTGACCAGCTAAAATACCAGCTTCACCTGAAACGCGTTCATTTAAAATTGGTGCGCCTTTTTCACCACCAACCAAAGAAATAACTTGTTTGCTCATGATGCAAGCCCCCTATTAATTAAAGTTGATTGCTGAATGATCAGCATCACTTGCATTTGTTGTAATTTTAGTTGATTGCTGCTGTGCAACACGATCAGCCGTTTTTTCTGGTGTAATCATTTCATTGATCACATCAAGTTCAGCTTCTGATTTACCATTAAGCATTTCAGCCGTGTATTTGCTGTTAGCAACAATGTGATCAACCTTGCCCTTTAACGCAAGAGCCTTTTCTTTCTTGAAGGCTTCAAATTCAGCTTGATTTGCTTTGAAATCTTCATAACCAGAAAGATCAAGTTTGCCGCTATTGGTTAAAATTGATTGAGCCTGATCGGTGTCAACTGGTTGACTAACAATAGCGCAAAGATCAGCATCAGACATTGCCAAAAGCTTGTCATTGTCTGCAACTGTGTATTTGTTGTTACTGTTACCGATGATCGCCAAGACAAGTTTTGATTTGTCCATTTCGCTTACCTCTTCTGTTTCGGTTTCGGTTTCTGTTTCTGTGTTTGGGTGTTTATCCTTGTAG